TGGTGTTGCTTATACTGATGGTGTATATGTAAACGGAACAGAAGGTACTGCTGGTGCTTATGTTCGTATCTACGTAACAGATAATACTCCTGCCACTCTGTATGCATATGATGCACAGGCTGGTAATACTGGTGTTGGATTTGAAGTTTCCTTCACTCCTGCAACAACCTCTAAGGTTGTTCTCTCAACTGAATATGAGAATGGTTTCGCTAACGGTACTGCATTGTACTTCGTTAATACCATTTCTCCTAAAATTCTATCAGTTGCTAATACAACAGCAACTGCTGCTGATGGTAGACCTGTAGTTGATTACGAAGATAATATCTCAACTACTATCACACCTGATATGTCTCAGTTCCAGCCTTGGGATCATAAACCAACTGGATTATGGACAGTTAATGATGGTGACGTTGACTATACAAGCAAAACAGTTACCTTAACTGGTACTAATGCTAACTATTTCCGTTCTAGATATTGCTTACTTTACTATCCTAACCCAGGTGACTACTGTATTGAGAACCTACAACGTAATGGTGTTTATCACGCACGTGTAGAATCTACATCATCTGCTAATGGTGGTACTGCTGTTATTAAACTATCTAATGCTTACTTTGAAGCATCTAATGGTGGTAACCCAGGACAGCACGGTATCATTAACCTAAGAAATGATGGTGGATCACTACAGGGTACACAAGCTACTTACAACTACGGTAAGCACAACTTTGCTCTAGTCCACAGATACGTTTCTGATGAGAAGCCTTGGTGGAACTGGTACTGGAGATATAGATGGGCATCTTGGAACTGGGGTTCAACTAACTCTGGTCGTGACTTCAACGACATCTCAGATAACAGAGGTATTTCTAACTCCAACTGGAACAGAACTTATTTCTTGACGATGAACCGTCGTCAATATAATGGTAATGGTGATCTTAACAACTCTAACTATGACGGAAGATTCAACCTTGCTTGGTACCACGGTGGTAACGCAGTTTGGGGATGGAGTCCTGGTTGGAACTATGATGACTATCTCCCAGAGGCAGCAACAACATTAACTAATGGTGACTATAACCCATTATATGACAGAAACAACTACAGATCTAATAACTATCGTTACAACTACTCATTGAATGGTAACGACTACGGATATCACTTCAGGTATGGATATTCCTGGTGGAATGCTTATCGTCAACCTCACGGATCTTGGGTTTGGAACCACGGTAATGACTACTATGGTAACGCATATATTATGCTTGTACAGGATCGTTCAAATGATGACGATACCTTCTACGTTGAGAACCACGGTGCTGTAACTAACGACCAGATCGTTATTACTAAGACTGCTGGTAATGATCCACGTTACTATAATAACGACTCTAACATCACAACACTTTCACTTCCAGCTACAGTATATGCTGAGAAGGTTGATGACAACAGATTCAGAATTAAAGAGCAAACTTGGTCTTCACCTTACAGACTAATTGATGCTATTGGTACCTATGGTATGACTGGTATATTTGCTAACCCAATGAGGAATAGTATATACTATCAAAACCATAACCTTTCCAACGGAGAACGTCTGTTCTACACAACTGCTGGAACTTCAATTGGTAACCTTACACCTAATACTCAGTACTATGTTAAAGTTGCGACGAATGATAGATTTGCACTTGGCAACTCAGCTTCATTCACATACCCAGGCGGTGAGAATGATCTCACATCAGCTGGTTCAGGTACTCAGGTCTTCGAGAACCAGACTTCAGCTTTTGGTGCAACTGACGGTGCTTACAACGTATCTGAAGTCAAGGGTGAGACTCAACTCGTTGTCGATGTCCCATTCCAGATCGTACCGACGACTAAGACGTTCGATGCGAGAGACACAGGATCAGGTGGTATCGTTGACACGACAAACCATACTCTCCAGATTCAAGACCACTTTATGAGAACTGGTCAACGTGTAATCTATCAAGATGCTGGTGGTACAACCGTTGGTGGATTGACAGATAACAGAGACTACTTCGTTATTGTTGTTGACCAAGACCACATTAAGTTAGCAGAAACTTCTGCACTTGCTATTGCTGGTACTAATGTAACCTTAACAACTGGTGGTTCACAGACACCACTACAGAAACTGATCCACACCAATATGGATGGACAGGTTGTTGGTAATGGTAATATTGAAGTTACAACTGGTTCACGTGTTGCTACTGGTACTGATACTACCTTCACACGTTACTTCAAAGTTGGAGACGTATTCAGATATGTTAACAACGATTCTACTGGCACATTCACAATTATAGAGACAACCATCTCTGCTATTAAGGATGACACCGAACTGCTAATGGCAGATGCGGCCGCCTTTACAACAGGTTCTGGTAACTCTGCTGGTAACACCGAATACTTCATCGACACTGCGATTTACGTACGTCCAGATGGATACTTCCTCCACAGACCGTTTGACGGTGGTATGGATATCGGAACCAGTAAGTCACCTGATGGACAGATCGTCAGACAGACACGTAGATACTTCCGTTACCAGTCAGGTAAAGGTATACAGGTATCACTCGCTATCAACTTCGCACCGAAGAATCCTTCTATACGTGCGTGGTACTCACCATATGTTGATGGTGTTGTTATGCACCGTATTGTGGTTCAGACTAAGCTTCCTCATAACCTTGAGGTTGGTACACAATGTGAGTTCGTTGATGCAACTGATGATAGCTACAATGGAGCATATCCAGTTGATTACGTTTACAACGCATTCACGTTCAGTTATAACATAGATCAGGCACCTACTTCATCTGCTGCTGGTGGATTTACAGGGTACCACGTACTAACTTGGCAAAACTCCAACGTACGTGCTGGTATGTTTGACTTCCAGAATGGTATGTTCTTCGAGTACGATGGTAACGTTCTGAACGCCGTTCGCCGTAGTTCCACAACTCAGTTAACAGGTCGTGTATCTGTAACACGTGGTTCTAACGTTGTAACAGGTTCTGATACTTCATTCCTATCACAGTTAAGTGATGGAGAATACATCGTTATCCGTGGTCAGTCTCATAAGGTTATCCGAGTGGTTAACAATGAGCAAGTTATCATTCAGCCACAGTACAAGGGTATCACTGCTGCAAACATCATTCTAACTAAGACAATCGATACTAAGGTTCCTCAGGGTGAGTGGAACATCGATAGATGTGATGGATCAGGTAAGTCTGGATTCATTCTAGACATCACTAAGATCCAGATGGCGTATATGGATTACTCTTGGTATGGTGCAGGTAAAATTCGCTTTGGATTCAAGGATCAAAACGGACACGTTAAGTACATCCACGAGTTCAAGCACAACAACCGCTTGACAGAAGCATACTTTAGATCAGGTAACCTACCTGCTCGTTACGAGATTCACAACACTGGAATTCCGACTTACATCCCAAGTCTATTCCACTGGGGTACTTCTGTTATCACAGATGGTCGATTCGACTCTGACAAAGCATACCTCTTCACAGCGTCTGGTAACTTGCTTAAGTTCACCAACGAAGTGTCACAGAGTTCTCAAACACAGCAGAACTCTCAAGTTAAGAGACAGTATGACTTGGGTGAGGGTTGGTCTAGAAACCAAAGATTCTATCTCAGACTATTCTTCAACACAAACCAAGCAAGTGTCCTAACACAGGGTACTACGGTTTATCAGAATACAGTCGCTAATGGTTGGTTCGTGGATGGACGTTCTATCTACAGATCAAGAACCTCAAGTGGTAACTTAGAAGTTGACTTCTTATACGTTGACGCTAACGGTAACACAACCTTCCAGTGGAACCAAGGTTATAACATCATTAACGGTGCTTTAGGTAACCCCGCAGTTCCTTCAGGAACAACAATGAGTGTTGGTGCTGTTTCTGGTACTGACAACACCGTTCCTTCGCAGATTCCTCTTGTATCAATTAGACTGTCACCTTCTGTTGACTCGTCTCTATCTGGTAACTTGGGTGAACGTGAAATTATCAACCGAATGCAGTTGCAGCTCAACTCTCTCGACGTTGTTAACACACACGAGTGCGAAGTAAAACTAATTCTTAACCCATCACTAAGTACTGACTCATACTTAGACGTGGCACCTCCGTCACTGTCTCAGTTGATTAAGCACACGAATGACGACACCTACGCAGGTGGACTTGAGATCTTCTCCTTCCGTGCAGCAGGTGGTGGCATAGACAACAGTGGTAACCGACTAACTGGTGCTACGTCCTACGACATTAGTTCGATCATTGAGATGGGTAACTCCATCCTTGGTGGTGACGGAATCTTCCCGAACGGACCTGACCTCCTAACTGTTACCGCAGAACCTGTTGACTTGACGGGTGTTAGCAACTCTAACCCATTCACCGTAACAGGACGTATTTCTTGGAGTGAGTCTCAGGCATAATCTTGACACTCTGATAAATATCGCATATAATTGGAGGGTTATATAACCCTCCTTTTTATTTTCAGCTATGGCTAAAATGAATACCGAAGAATTAATTCTAAACTTCTCGACTCAAATGAAAGATCTTATGAAAGAGATCTCTGAGTACGAGCAAAAGCTTAACACAGCTAAAGAAAGATATCTAAAGCTTCAAGGTGCCGTTGAAGGTCTAAACATTCTCCAAGACCAGTCTGCACCTGTAGCTACTACAGAGGAAGAAGCACCAGAGCGTGAACTCCTCAACGAAAACTAATATACAATCTCCATTACACATATTCCTTTCTGTCTAAATATAGAAGAAGGGTAATATTGTGTAATGGCAAAACCTAGTACGAGAGCAGAATTACAAGCATATTGTAAAAGGCAGTTGGGAGAACCCGTACTGCAAATCAATGTAGCTCAAGAACAGATCGATGATCTGACTGATGATGCTTTCCAGAAGTTCTCTGAATGGACTTATAATGGTGCTGAGAAGATGCTTCTTAAGCACGAGGTTACTGCCGACGATGTTACACGCTTTGCTTCCTCGAATCAGACTACTACCGTAGCTGGTAGTACAACTGAGTGGACAGAGAGAGATAATTATATCCTAGTTCCTGAACACGTATATGGCATTAGTCGTATATTTGGTATCAAGTCTAGTGGTATAAGAGGTAATTTATTTGGCATAGAATATCAGATCTTCCTGAATGACTTATATCATTTTGGTGCAGTTGATATACTTAACTACTATATGACTAAGAGTTATCTTGAGACTCTTGATTTTGTTTTGAATAACGGTACGTTTATTCAATACAGATTTAACCAAAGACAAGACAGACTTTATCTTGACACTGCTGCGGAAGATATAAAAGCAGGTGAGTTCATTATCATTGAATGTTATAGGGCATTAGATCCTACAACATATACTGATATGAATAACGACCCCTTTATGAAAAAGTATCTCACTGCTCTTATTAAGAAGCAATGGGGTATTAATTTAACTAAGTATCAGAACATTCAGTTGCCTGGTGGAATAACTCTCAATGGAGAGAAGATATATCAAGAGGCAGTTCTGGAGCTAGAAAAGATTGAAAGTCAAATACTTTCAACTTATGCAATTCCACCCCTTGACCTTATTGGATAATGCCTACTAGCACTTACTTCCCTGCCTTACACGGCGGTACTGCTGGTGAACAAGGTCTTATTCAAGACCTAGTTGACGAACAGATTAAACTATTTGGGAGTGATGTCAAGTACATCCCTCGTATAATGGTTCAAGATCAAGTGATGAATGATGTCACTTTATCAAAGTTTACAACTATATACACAGTAGAAATGCTTCTACAGAACGTAGAAGGATTTGGTGGTGTTGGTGCTGAGCTTGCAACCAAGTTCGGTTTAAGGATCACTGATGAGGCAACATTCATTGTCTCAGTTAATAGGTGGGAAGAGGTAGATGCTGCTAATCCATCTCTTCCAGATCGACCTAATGAAGGAGATATCATACACTATCCCTTAACAGGAGATAACTATGAGATTAAATTCGTAGAGAAAGAAATGCCTTTCTTCCAATTGGGCAAAGTATATTTCTACACGATCACTACAGAGATTATGGAGCGTGGTAACACGATCTTTGATACTGGTGATGCAGCAGTCGATCAATTAGAACGTGAAGCATACACCTTCCCAATTACCTTGATTAATGTCACAGGTACATTCTCAGAGGGTGAGGACTTTACTTCTAGCGGTGGTGGTGCAGGTACTGTAGTTTCCTTTGATGCTGCTACAGGTAAACTAGTTGTAGTTTATCCTACTGGTGGTTTCCAAGAAGGGGAAACTGTTACAGGACCAAATGGTACTGGAGAGATCCAGTCGTTCACTACGATTACGGTCGAGAGTGTTCAATATGATGACAATGCTGTAATTGAATTCAAAGCAGATGATGTCCTTGACTTCTCTGAAAGGAATCCATTCGGCGAAATTGGAAATAAGACAGGTAGCTTCTAATGTTGCAGTATTTTTATAACGGTACTATTCGTAGAACTGTCATAGCATTCGGTACTATTTTTAATAATATCGAACTACGTGACTTCGATGAGAATGGTGTTGAGCAAGTACGTGAAAAGGTTCCCTTAGCTTATGGTCCTAGAGATAAGTTTCTCGCAAGACTAGAAGATCTAAGTGATATCAATAAGCAAGTGCAAATCACTTTGCCAAGAATATATTTTGAGATGAATAGTTATACCTATGATCCTCAAAGAAAGACTAGTCCTGTTTCTGTCTATAAGAAGACAGACGACGCTACTGGTGGCGTACGTTCACAGTATATGCCAGTACCTTACAATATAGGTTTTGAATTAGGTATCTTAGCTAAGTCACAAGACGATGGTCTTGGTATCTTAGAACAGATCTTACCTTATTTTCAACCATCCTTTAACCTTCCTATCAAGATGATTCCTGATATGGATGAAATAAAGGATTGTCCTGTTATTCTCAACAGTGTCGATTATACAGATACCTACGATGGTAGTTTCCTTAACCGTCGTTACTTAGAGTATCGTATGCAGTTTACTGTCAAGACATACCTCTATGGTCCTGTTACCAATATTGGTGTTATCAAGAAGTCTATTGCAGAAATTGGTACGTTGGGTGATACCACTAGACGTAAGGATACAAGACTCACTTACACTCCTAAGGCATTGGAGGATAAGAATGCTGATGGTAACATCGATGCATTAGATGACGCTCTTGTACAACCAGATGACAACTTCGGTTTCAATGAAGGATTTGAGTTCTTATGAGCAAACTAGATGATAATATGCAAGACATTTTAAATCTCCCTGAGGAGACGGTAGATGTTATTGCCAAGCCTAAACGTGAAGTTAAAGAAGATGTCACACAAGACTACGAATACACACGTGGTCAATTATATAATCTAATCGATAAAGGTCAAGAAGCACTTAACGGTATTCTTGATGTTGCAGCATCATCGGATCATCCGAGAGCATATGAAGTTGCAGCTTTGATGATTAAAAACGTAGCGGATACAACTGACAAGTTGATGAAGTTACAAAAAGAGACTAAAGAAGTCAAAGAAGAAGGGCCGTCAAAAGGTCCATCTACTGTCAACAACACTATGTTTGTTGGTAGCACTGCTGAACTAGCAAAAATGTTAAAAAAAGTAGAGGAAACTACCGATGGCTGATGAACTTAAAGAAGAATTAAATGATAACGAAGTGGAGAAAAAAGGGCCACTTCAGAAGCTAAAAGACAAGATACTACCTGATGAAGACGAACAGGCTGCCATAATCTCCACTTTCGTGAGATTGGGTGTACTAGTGTGGTCTGGGGGTATATTGACTTTAAATTACGTTGCAATTCCTGGAGTTCCGCAACAAAAAATTGACCCAACTTTTATAGCTTCAGTTTTTACTGGAGTTTTAGCTAGCTTCGGAATTCAGACAGCTAGTAAGAAAGGTGACGGTACAATGAAAATGAATGGAAATGGTGGTCCTAATGGAGTAGGAAAGAATGGCGGTCCTACACAAACTATTGTTATAGAACAAGCACCATTAAAGATCATTGCTGAGTCACCTAAAGAGTCAGACAAAAAATACACATTATAATAAGTTGAGGTTATTATGGAAAAAATTAACTGGACTAAATGGTTCGCTTTGGGAGCTGGTGGTATACTAGGTCTCAGTCATATAGGTATGATTGGGATGCTTGCTACTAAGAATAATAGTAACATCCCCGATTTTAATTTACCTAGCGGACCTTATTCTGCTTATAATATAGAAGCAAACGAGGAAGGATACAAGGTAATATATCGTGCTAACGATCCTAAGGTGATGTGGAAAGAGGAATTAATCAAAGAGAAAGGTGGGTTCTTAGGACTAGCTAACGAACATAAGAAAGTGGTTTCTCAATACACAATGGATGGTGCAACACATCACGGTGGACCTGTATCCACACGGAGTGCTTGGATCGACCCTGCTGCATTAGCTGTTACAGGAGGTAATGCAGATGCAGAGGGAAAGGTCACTGCAAAAACCGAAGAGTGTATCAAGGCGGTAGGTGGTGGAGAACAAACGGGAAGACTTGTAGGTACTAGCGTTGGTACTGCTGCTGCCCCTGCTCTATCAGGTATACCATTCGTAGGATGGTTGGCTGCTGGTTGGGTAGCAATGTTTGGTGGAAACCAAGGTGCTGATATCGGTGGTAATATGGCTGCTGATTTTGCAGACGCTTGTGAAGAGTAGATAAATAGATCAGAGTAATTAAATTTTATTATGCAAAGAATTATTAATGTACTTGCTATTACGTCTTTCGTTGTATCTGGTGCCGTTGTTGGTGGTGGCTTTTATTTTTATTCTCAAAAGGATGCCATCATAGAAGACATTAAAGAGAAGGCACTTGATTCAGTATTAGGTGGAGGAATGGGAGGACTTGGTGGTGCTGCTGGTAAAGGTGCATTGCCAAAGATGTCTGAACCTGATTATGGAGACTTAGGTGCTCCAGACCTTGCTCCTAGTGCTCCAAACCAAGCATCTGCTCCTGATTTCCTACCTGAGAATGCAGCTGCTGGTGGTCCTACGGGAGTAATGGTTAGATAATGGATCTTCAAAAGATCACAACAGGAGTAACAGCAGCAGCAGTTATAGGTACTGGTGCTACGGTCGGTGGGAATCATCTCATCGACCAAAAAACTGGTGGTCCTCAGAGACGTGAAGATGCTAAGATAGAAGCAATCAGACAGGTAGTTAGAGAAGAAGTATATAAACAATTAGTAAATGCTTGGCCAGAAACAAGCGGTCCTGTGAAGGGAATAAAACCACCATCTCAAAATTATAAACAGGTGATACCCCAAAGTGGAAAATAACATTCCATTCATTCCTAACAACAGCAATTCCAGTATCCCTAACATTCAAGTTAACGGTACTGGAATTCGTTTTATTGGGACAATAAAACCAGACAATACAACAGTTAACCGTATAGGTGTTAATGGTATTGCTGATGCTCGTATGTGGTTAGTGGAACCACCACAAGCTATACCAGTAACAGTTCCTGTAACTGTCTTAGCTGGTACTCCTGTAGTTAATATGCCTGGTTGTGTAAAGGTACATAAGGAGAATGCTAAAGAGAAAAATATTAATAAGATGCTGGTCGATGATGACCCTAAAGGAAATGTAGTATTGTGTGATGCTGGTGCTCCATACTATGAACCACCTGATTATGATTATAGAGAACTAACTTGGCAAACTATTACTCAACCTCAAGACGAAGTGGAAGGAGTAGATACAGGTGATACACCACCTGCCCCTGATCTAGACACCCCAGAACCTCCTCCAACAGGAGGTGGAGAAGAAGAAGTAGAATGTCCTCCTATCAATGCAAGACGCATTGGAGACCTGAATCAGGAGGGTACAGAGAAAGTTAAAGAATATAAATTGACACCTGATGGTAAGATATGTGAAACCATATGGGAACCTGTTCCAGTAATAGAGCAATTTCTACCATCTGTTGCTACTGTTAGTACTACTGCTTCGATTGCTGCGGTGGCAACAACGAGTGCCCTACTTGCCAAACCCCTAGCAGATCTGCTCCTGAAGGTTGTGAAACCTGTCGTGAAGAAAGCGATTGCGAAAGTTCAGAAGATTCTTGGGAAGACCCCGTACCGTCCGACTCAATCTGAGATTCGGACGAATGAGTATCGTGAGAAGAAGGGGATGTTACCTCTGAAGTTTGGTCAGAAGAAGGTTGCTCCGAAGAAGAAGGATTAGTCCACTTAGGTTGTGGTATTTCGTGCTCGTGTGGAATTACTACATTACCAGGAGATGATACCACAACATCAGCACACACTGAGTGATAAGGTGATGCTGGATGGAAGAATATACCAGCTTTCTTGAGCTCACCACAATTTTTCAACCTGGCTATCTCAAAGTCAAGGCGTTTATTAGCAGTAGATTGATTGACTGCTGCTATCTGTGCATCTGCGGCTGCAGCACACTTACGCTGCATACCTCTATTCAATGGTATTGAAAGCGTAGCAGAGAGACCTACATTGAAACTCTGATTCGCTCTCATATCTGTTCTAATTGGTTTATACCAAGTAGGGGTCATTTCCCCACCACTACCTACAATGTCAGGTACACCATCAGCAGTTGGTACATCTATTTCTATTTGTATATCATCTCCATCTTCAAACCATCTAGTACCATCATCCTTAGTGCGGTCATCATACCACTCTTCCCAAGGATAGTTCT